ACTGCGTGGGTACCCCGTTGAGCAGACCGCCCAGATACATCCCGTCCGCGAAGTCGTGCATCCTGAAACTTCCGGGGTTCGCCTGTGCCTTGGTACTCTTGACATTCGTGAGGTCCCGGCTGGCGAAAACTGCGATTCCAATGTCTCCCGGCTGTGGGTCAATAATTACCGCATTCACTCCGCCCTGGATGCGTAGGTAGGGAAGTCCGTACATTGTTACGTGAGGAGTGGCGACCTTTTGCCCGCTGATCTGGTTCACTAGAATCTGCACATCGACCGTGCCAACAGGGGACACACCGCCGTCATTTGAGCAGGCAATGACCTTGACGACCGTTGCCGTCTGCACCTTAGAGAGTGCCTGTTGAATGATGAAAGCGAGATTATTGTGTACTCCCCATAGCGTCGAGGGTTGCAACATTCCCGCCGGATTGGTGACTGATCCCATCATGCCCCCACTTGCGGCGCGCCGGTCGTCGGCGATACAGCATTAACAGTTGTCTTCCATGAACCGCCAGGCGTCTGGCTTGAAAGCTGATGCGACATCGAAACCACGATCCAAGTCCCGTTCGCCTTGGGAATTGCTGACACCATTTGAATCTCTCCTCCAAAGACAATAGCCGGGTTGAATAACGTCTCAAAATTGACTCCAGTGCTGTTGAATATCGGGTAGCCTTCCAACCCGGTCTGCGGAGAAATGAGAGGAACCTCCGTATTGCGAGCTTGCCCGTAAGGAGAAATCGCTAGCGTATTAGGCTTTGTGCTGTCGAGAAACATCCAAAATTTGTATGCTTGCATGAGTGAGCGGGCCTGTTCCATTAGAGTGTTTCCCCAGTATGAACCTTTGGCCACCGCGATATTCACACCGTTATTCTCAAACTGGTATCCCATGCCAGAAGCGATCTGCTGCATGACTGTTGCCACGTCAGTATTCGCTGCGATGCTGAGAGGAGCTACGGGCTGCACAAGTGCGGAGTAACCGATCTGCGCTTCGACGTAGAGATACGCGTTTGGCATCGAGGTATAGACGCCCCAACATTTCAGGATGTCTCCGTTATAGACAAGAGTTTGCTGAGTCCCGTCGATAGCAAATACCTGAATTGAGTTAAACGCAAACGACGATCCCGAAGAACTCACAACCAAGTCGTCCCATAGCATGCTGGTCAGCCTGTTCATGTTGCTTGCCGTCACGCCGAATATTTGCGCCCGAAGCGTCCCCATCATCGCTCCGCCCGCATTGTCGATGTAAACTGAGGCGCGAAATCCTTCAAGAGTAATCGTGTTTCCCGTTTGCCCGCCAGAGGAAAACAGTGATCCGTTCGCCAGTGTGAAAATAAACCTTAATGCTTTCGTGTTTTGGAAAGAACTAGGAGCCGATCCCATTGAACGCCTCCAAGTCTGCCGAGTCGAGATAGAGCAATACCCAGCGCGTACTGAGTCCAGTGTAAACGGGATCATTCGTTCCCTGCGTATCGTAGAATACCATCCAGCCTGAGAACCCAAGGTAGGATGTAGGCACAAGCGATACGAGATTCTTGCACTGCACTGCATAAGCGATCTGCGTTCCATTCACAGCCAAGTCAAGGAACATACATTGGTTTTTCACATACACAGAAATAGAGCATGACTGTGCATCAAGCACAACCTGTGTCTGCTGCGAAGGAACGGATTGAAGGACGATCTGCTGCATTACTTGACTCCCACCGTGCCATCCCCGAATATCTTTGCCAGCCATGAAGTCGGAGGCGTAGAAGGCTGCGTGATTCCGTTGCTCACTTGAGACGTGGCGCTTGGGGATTGCGGCGAGGTAATTCCTGTCGTTCCAATCGGAACGTTGCTCAGCGCCGCCGTGACCTGCAAAACCTGCTTGAGTGATACTTCTACAATCAGCATCGTAGCTCCATGCGTGGCCGTGCGCTGGTAGCTGTACCTCTCTATCGTGCAAGCCCCATTCGATCCGCTATACGAGGCGTCTGGGGTGTAGACATTGTAGAGAGAAGTTGACTGGCAGGCCGCGTCAATGGCAGCAAGAAAGGCTATTTTCTCGCCCTCAGTTCCGCTGAGAGCTAAAGTGACAACTGGATTTGATGGAACGAAAACTTTATTGAAACTCGCAAAGGATGCTCCCTGACTTACATTGTTCGCTTCAATCGGGAAATCGCTCACTTGCATCGAGCGCGTAAACCCGAACGATAGAACGGAAAGTGTTCCGCCATCAGTTGGCGTATAGATGGGCTCATTTGCTAAAGTGAAGATTCCCCACGGCAATTCTCCCGGCGCTTGATTTACCCACTCCTGCTGCTGTGGCGCGATGCTGATATTAATACTCGGCGATCCGGGCGCGGTTCTGGGAATCGCTGGCACGCCAGGATAGTTCGGGACCGACGGAAAGGGTATCAGTGGCATCAGTAAAGTCCAAAGTTCTGTTGCGTTAAAAGCGTGTTCCAATCCATCCCGCGAACCATCGAAGGCGTCATGGCAGAGCTTCCGGCAGGATTGCTCATATTGATCGTTCCGATGTGCGTTACCTTGCTATTGTCTGTGCTGCTTGTACTATTTGAGTTGCTTGTTCCGGCGAGCGCTGCCGTACCTGACGCTCCTCCAACCCCCCTTAAAAGCGAGACAGCGTAATCTCCCCGCCGCGCGGATTCCCCTGCCCTGTCTTTTGGACTTTCAAGCCTTCGCGAGACAATGGAGGCAGCGTAGCGCGGTCCTACAGTTGCGCTTGTATCAATCCCCATAGCCTTCATCTCGACATACGCGAAATCGAGTTGCTCTGCGGCATTCGCTTGTGAAATGTCATGCCCATATAACTTCTTGAAAGCCGCCTTTCTTGCTTCGTCGTGCCATTGGAAAAGCCCGAAAGAAGTACCCTTGTCTCCTACGGCTTTTGGATTCCCGCTACTCTCTGAATTGACATTAGAAGCCATCGCAGCGGCCCACTCCTTGCTATAGCCCCGATTCATGTAATAATCTTCCACATCTTTCCCCGTCAGTGTAGACTTGGCGTTTAATCCTCGTTCGTCCGAAGGATTGACTTTTATTCCAAGTAAACCAGGCAACGTCAGGTGATTCCAATACCATGAAGCGGCCTTACCTGCTGCGTTTTCAGGAAGTTTCACTCCGTGCGCCGCTAGCCACTTCCCGAAGGCTCCTGTTGCTTTTTCGATCTTGTCTCCAAGCCAGTCGAAGGCATCTCCCGCCTTGCGGATATTTTTCTCGAATCCTGTCCAATCGAATAGGCTTGTTCCGCCTTCGGACCATGTTTTGTAATCATCCCAAAGCAGCAAGATCGCCGCTCCAAGGGCCGCGACAATCCCCACCACGGCGAGAGCGGGAGCAGCAGCCACAATAGCGCCCGTCAAGGCCGTCCACGCCATACCGACGACGCCAAGGGCTGTTCCCAGCGCGGCAACGCCAGCAAGGGCCGCTGCAACCCCGACAATGATAGCTACAATCTTCTCGTGACGCTGCGCCCAAACTCCGATCTTCTGGAGAATGTCGAGAAACTTCTCAAGGTGCGGCGTCACCTTGTAGAGCAGGTCATAGCCGATCTTGACAATCAGCAATTCCAGATCGGTAAAGCGGAGTTTCAACTGTGCCGCCGACTCGGCCTCTTTCCCCGTAGGCCCGAATCCCTTTGTTCTCGCCAGTGCCCCCTGCACGGCTCCCGGCCCTTGCAGTATCAGATTCATCACGTCTTCGGGGATTCCGCTTGCCATGCCGAAGCTGAAAGCAACCTTGCGGTCCATGCCTGCGAATCGTTTCGACAGATCCACCATGATCTGATCGAACGGCTCACGAAAGTTTATGCCCAGGCGCGCAAAGAGCGGAAGTAGTTGAGGCATCTTCCCAATCAGCAGTTCTCCAGGCATTCCCGCTATCGTCCGCATGAAGTTCTGAATCGAACCCTTGCTGCCGCCAATCTCTTGTGCCGCCGCTCCCCACGCAAAGAGCTTTTGCGTGTTCATCTCTAGATTGCGAGAGAGAAAGTAAAGCTGCGTATTCGTTTCAATGGTGTCTTTGACGAAGGCGCGAACAGCTACAGTTCCGCCGAGAACAGCGAGGAATGAACCGAGTTTTGCGGAAAGGACCGTTAATTCTGATGCAGTCCCTTTGGAGGCTGTACCGATTCCCTTTACACCATGCTCGGTCTTCGATGCGGATTTTTCCAGATCGGCTAGCTTGCTGCGAACACCGGGAGCCTTTGCGTCAACGTCTTTTGAGTCGAGTCCGAGCGTGACCACGAGCGAATCTATGATTGTGGGCATGGTCTACT